TTCTGCGCTTCCACACCTGAGGGCTATCGATTCCTATATCAGTTCTTTGAGAAGCAGCCTAAGGACAATCCACTGTTGGATGATCGTGAGCTTGTTCGCGGCTGCACATTCGACAACCTATTGAACCTCGATGAAGGCTATGTACGCAATCAGATCCGTACTCGCAACCCTCTACAGCTCCGCGCTTACATCTATGGTGAGTTCTGCAACTTAGAAGGCAGTCCTGTCTATTACCGCTACAAGCCGGAGTATGAAGGTGGCAACTGGACTACCAAGACGATTGACGACTTCCCGAACTTACCGTTGCACATCGGTATGGACTTCAACAAGCACAAGAACCCTTGCGTTGTTCATGTCATCCAAAACTTCAAACGATATGCAATCGATGAACTATACGGATTGAAGAACAGCGATGAATGCATAGCGGAGATCAAGAAGCGCTATCCAGGCCGAACACTTGACTTCTATCCAGACGCCTCAGGCTTTGAGGCCATTCAGAATTATGAGAAGCACTTTGGTGGCGACCGAGTTAACTACAGTGCCGCCAATCCCAAAGTCAATAAGCGTGTCACTAGCTTGCATTGGGGTATTCAGAATCCTCTGACACAGCAACGCACCTACTTCATCAACCCAGAGAAGTGTCCTGAGCTGGATAACGGCCTACAGCATCAGACTTACAACGAGAAGAACGAACCCGACAAAGAGGCTGGTGTTGATCACGCAATCGACGGTGCCGGCTACTTCCATTATTGGCATTGGCCAGTGGATGACAAACAAATTAGCCAAAGTACGCTTGGCATATAAATAGCAAAAGCGCACCAAAAAGAGAAAAACAATGGCTGATTCCAATCCAATCACACTTAATCCAGGCAATACATTACTTGCCACAATGCCAAGCTCGGTCTTCCCAGACAGCATCGGCGTAAACATTTCAGCACCATCACCATTCTTCACACAGTTGCGATTGTTCTGGTCAATGGTCAATTGTCTTTGGGAAGGCACGGAAGCAATGCGATTGGCTGCACGACGTTACCTGCCTCAAGAACCCAACGAAGATGACACCAGCTACCTACGTCGTCTTCACCGCACCACACTTCACAACTTCTACAAGCGCACGATTCAATCAGGCGTCGCAAAAGTATTCAGTAAAGATCCACACCTTGAAGACGATACAGCGCCAGAAGAGATTCAGGATTTCATTAAGGATGTAGACACACAAGGTCGTAACCTTGCTCAGTTCGGTAAAGACTTACTCGAGGATGGCACAAACCACGGAGTAGGGTACCTACTTGTTGATTACGCTCGCATAGGCCAGGACTTCGCCAACCTTGCCGAAGAACAAGCTTCAGGCAATCGTCCTTACTGGGTAAAGATATCAGCACAGAACGTACTTGATGCACGCTCTTGTAAGTTCGCTAATGGTGAACGCCTTGGCTACTTCAAATACGAAGAACAGGTCGTTGAGCCAACAAGTGATGGCAACTCATCGTCTGTATACCAACAAGTCAGAATCTACAGACAAGATCCAGCAACCCCACAAGTATTAGACGCAGAGGGCAATGTTCTTCGTGAAGCTCAAGGTGAGACACCAGTTCTGTTCGCCGTCTACCGAAAGGAAGATCAAAACGGCTTGCAATGGAAGCTTCAAAGCAGCGGAACGTTAAGTGTCAATGCGATCCCAGTCATCCCAACATACACAAACAAGATCGGCTTCATGGTTGGAAAGCCACCGTTGCTCGATCTTGCCGAAATCAATATTGAACATTGGCAAGCGAAGTCGGATTACAACAACATCCTTCACTTTGCGACCGTTCCTATCCTTTTTGGCTCTGGAATTAAGCCTGAATTGGATGCTTCCGGTAACAAAAAGGAAATAACGATCAAAGCCAATGCAATGATCGCAACGAACGATAAGGAAGCTACTCTTAAGTACGTTGAGCACAGTGGTGATGCCATTGGTGCAGCACGTACCAACATCATGGACCTTGAAAGCCGCATGGAAAAGCTCGGCATGGTCCTTACACAACCACAAACAAGTGGCATCACAGCTACTTCAACTGCCATCTCAAGTGCCGAAAGCAACTCACTGTTGAAAAGTTATGCATTGAACTTACAAGACAGTTTGAATGCAGCTCTGGACTTTACCGCACAGTACTTAAAGGTTGCGCCATCAGCTCGCGTGATCGTCAATACAGAATACGCAGTCGATTACACAACAAATTCAACGATGGCAGACGTTTTGACAGCGTTCAATGCCGGTGTTATCGACAATCTAACGGTCATTGCAGAAGGCAAGCGTCGAAATGTATTCGACCCAGCCGCAAAGATCGTACCTCCTGCTGTCAATCAATCACTTCTCAAGCCACCAACATTGGTTGCTATAGCGCCAGGAGAAGGCGATCCATCATTCAGCAGCACTGGTTCTCAAGCATAAATAGTTTTACAGCCCAACAATTCAAAAGGAAAACATGGATATCACAGCAGAATTTAAAGACCTGGGTCTTTCACCAGAAGTATTGGCAGTGTTCAGCGACGAAAAGAATAGCGCCGCCTTGGCAAAAATCATAGAAGCCAGCAAGGCACCGCTCGTCACCAAGCGTGACGAGCTACTTGGTCAAATTACAAACCACAAGACATTTTTAACAAGCCTTGGTGGTGAAGACGCTATCAAGAGCCTTGCCCAAGCGAAGGCAGAAGCAGATCAGAAGGTAAAGGACGCATTGGCACAATCCACCGACGCAAATGCCGTCCGTGACACCCTAGGTAAGGAAATCAAGACACGCGACGAGAAGATTCAAGCACTACTTGGTGAAAAGAAGGACGCAAAGGTTCGCAGTCAAGTGAAGCGCGCGTTGACAGAAGCCAAGGGCGATGCAGATCTGTTGATGCCACACATCACTTCACGATTGAAGTCCGAAGTTAACGATGCTGGTGAAGTAGTAATCACAGTTCTAAACGAAGAAGGTAAGCCTTGGATGGTCGGCACTGATGCCAAACCAGCAAAGATCAGCGATCTTCTTGAGAGTTTTAAGAAGAACGCAAGCCTTGCAAAAGGATTCGCAGCTTCTGGCACATCAGGATCGGGTGCAACGTTCAACGCCGGTGCTCTCAAAGGCGTCGTCAATCCATGGGCACCAGAGACAATGAACCTCACTAAGCAAGGTGAAATTGTCCGTTCAAACCCAGAAATGGCGAAGGCACTAAAGGCAGCTGTCGGAAAAGTCTAAGTTTTTGTGATCTTTTCTACGATCACTACTAAATAACCCTCATAGAACGATTGAAGAGATCGATCAACGATCCCTCTCTTCAATTGACCCCACGGGTTCTCCTGTCAAGCCAACGGCGCGACTGGATGTCGTTACTAAAAACAACAACAAAAAAAGTAATGACAACCATTAGGAGAATTTTAAATGTCATCAGATTTAGCCGGATATATTGTCCCTTCAGAATTCAGCCCATATGTGCTTGAACAGTCTGTCGTAAAGAACGGTCTTCTAGCATCAGGCATTATTGCCAACGACCCAATGCTGTCAGGCATGCTTGCACAAGGCGGCCAGGTAGCAAACGTACTTACATTCAAGAATTTGGATGCTAACGGTACAGCAGCAAACGCAACAAGTTCAGATCAGAGCTCAAGCGCAACACCAGAATTGATTACTGCACACAACCAGAAATTCACCCGCGTAGGTCGTAACAAGGTATGGGCAGCAGCCGATTGGGATTACAGCATTCTTGGACAAGATCCAGCGCAGTACATCGCACAATCAGTTGCCACTGCAATGATTCAGTGGCGTCAAACATCACTTATCAACGAGCTTAATGGCGTCACATTGGCACTGATCGCAGGTTCTTCAGCATCAGTAAACAAAGTCGCTGTAGAAACTCTTGGCACACCATACTTAGCAGCACAGCAAATCAATGCCTCAAGCATTGGCGCAACAATTGTTGGCGCATGGGGCGATGCAGGTGTTCGTGACTCATTGATGAATGGTATGAACGGCGTGGCAATTTTCATGCACTCCAACACATACAACTTCCTATTGAGCACTGACTACGTAAGCTTCCAGCGTATTTCAACACAGACATTCGGTTTCACAACATACTTGGGCTACCCAGTAATCGTTGATGACACATTGCCTGTTCGTGTTGGTACTACATCAGGACACGTATACACAACATTCCTTGTTAAGCAGGGTGGTATTCGCTTCGGTTACTCACAGCCAAAGAACGCAACGGAAATCTTCCGCGCTCCATTGGTAGGTAACGGTGGCGGTGCTGATCAGTTGTTCCAACGTGACAGTTTCGCTTACCACGTAACTGGTATGTCTTTCACAGGTTCAGCAGCTGGTGATACACCAACTGATGCAGAACTTGCAACAGCAAACAAGTGGACCCAGGTACTTTCTGCTAAGCAGACAGGTGTCGCAGTCCTTATCCACAACAACGCCGTCTAATAAACGTCTTGTATGTGAAATGAATGAAGCCCAGGGAGAAATCCTTGGGCTTTTTCTTTGTCTTGACTGAACACCAATAAATACAACAACCAATAAGGAGTTCACATGGCAGACGACATTAATTCAGTAGATCCATTCAAGGCAGCAGCCGTATCACGCTTGGCAGCAGACGAACGTGCATTCAAAGCAAGCGTAATTAAAGAAATTCAAGACCTTAAGACACTAGTACACAACTTGGTATCAAAGCTTGAGTCAAAAACAAAGTAAGGATAGTCGATGAGCTTAATAGTTGAAGACGGAACGGGACTACCAAACGCTGAAAGTTATGTGTCTGTGGCAAATGCTACAGCCTACGTTTCAACGTTCTACTTTCCAACAGACCCATTAGCAGTAATTTGGAACGCGGCACTAAACGCCAACTCTGGTGCCAATTGTGAGATTGCACTTCGCCGCAGCACTCGTGACTTAGACGCAGTGTTCGGTCCTGTCTACTGGTCAAACATGTTGACATCTACACAAGCACTTCAATTCCCACGCCAGCCATTCTACGAATGGAACAGAGCAGGTAACAACTACCAGCAAGGCATTAATGGCTACTTCTATGCGGACACCGGTACAGCGGTTCTGGTTACGGGTATTCCCGTTGGCTTAGTCCAGGCGACGGTTGAACTTGCGCTAATCCTTCTCAACGGCTTTGACATCACAGGTCCAACAGATCGTAGCGCAACAACAAGTCGCGACTACCAAAGAGTGGGCACCTTAATCACAGAATACAACTACTTCTTTGCCGCATCTGAGACGGCAATG